TGGTCCTCGACCAACGCACGATGTTATTGGCTAGCAGTACGATACTTGACACTGTATTTAACTCAGTGTCAACGTAGAAGGGTGAAACGTCCATCCCGTTGAGGTAGTGCTTCCCGCACGACTCACGGAACCCTGGCTTAGGATCGGAAAACGTCTTGTCGGTATTAAACCGAAACCCGCAATAGGCATAAACCTCTGTTAAAAGGTCCATAGCCTCGACCGGGACTATCAAGTCGTCTCCGTAAACCGAGATTTCCGCCGGAATGCCTAAGTCCTGGCAAACTGCCCATGCAAGAGTCCAGAAAATCAGAGACTCGAGCTCGAACGTAAACCCGCAGCCCATGGCTGAGAAGAGCTCATATTCGTGCAGTTTTTGGTGTCCAGGATATTCAACCAGGGCGTGTGTAGACCGCAGAACTTCTAGCAGTCTATACCATGTGGGATCGTACTTTTCTGAATGGGGATGATCCCCTAAGTACTTCCACACGAGAGCAGACGTGACGCTGTTGCTTGCGCTTTTAGCATCCACAGTCGCCGTCCGGCCGTTAAGCGAACCCTCACGGGCCCGCCGTTGGTTGATAGACTGGTCATTCAGGTTAATACCAGCTGCCCACATGCGACTCCGCATACAGCGCCCGAGGGCTAACTGCATGTAGATCTGCATACAAGTGGGTATGCCGATAGTCCTGCCAGTCCATGCGTTCTTAGGCACGCAACGCAATAGGTCATAGTCGCACACTGTTAGTGCCAAGTCAACACCCTCGATATCCTCACCGTAGACGTTCCGATATGCCCACCCGGGCATAAGAGACATCACGGTTTGGGCGAGGTTGTATGACGACCTATTTACATGGGGAGTACCCGAAAGCTTACCATATACGCTGGCGTCTTTGCGAGCCAGTCGAGTAGTGGATCCCGGGCCGAACCTCAAACCTCCCAACCACTCATCCCAGGAGAAACGACCAAGTATCGACATTGCTTTCCGCGACGCTACATGAAGTATGCGTGACGCGCGCAGGTTTTCCTGCGTAATGTTCAACAGCCGGTCATTCGTGGAACGATTCAGTGACTCGTCTTCATAGAAGGAGACAAGAGCCGCTGCGGTTGTGTCGACTCCCAGCTCGAAGGCTGGGCACTTCCTGACCACCTCTTTGATGAGGTACCGGTCTCGGAACAACTGCTCCGATATACCGACATAGTCAGGAAAGGGCATCTTCGTCCATGCCACTGCGTCTCGAGTCTTATCCCCAGTTCGGGGAACTTCGACGTCGAGGGCAGCGGCGAGGCGAAGGAATAACTCGCCAGCGTCAACAGGAGAACGAGCACCAGAACGGTTAATCGTCTTACCCATGAGTTTACTCCATTGGGTTGTTGCCGGGGCACATCGCCCCATTTCTGTAGC